CAGAATCATTGCACAGATAATAAATAATGTTTTCATGTTATCAATTCCTTTCTTTTTACTATAATTATTATAACAAATTTAATTAAAAATGTCAAGTATTATTTTTTGTTTCGTACTCTTTCCACTTCCTAACGCGTTCAAGGTTTCGTTTTTCAGTGAGCACCATTTTTGCAATTACAGTTCGCACACCTTCATCAATATTTTTATAGTCATCCGACCAGAAAGAACCACTATCAATGAATTTTGTACGAAAGATTTTCCAAGTAGGACGTACGATTTCAAAGACATTTACATCAATGCAGTTACACGCATCAGGATTGACGTAGACTTCAAAATGTCTGTTTTCATAGCTATACAAAGTTTTCATTTAATTCGCCTCATTCCTTTACTGTAAATACAGTATACTACATTTCAGGATTTTTGTCTATTGGTGGAATGCACAAAAAACTATTTACAATTTTGTGTAATCTGGATCTTGACAAAAATACGGCCCCGATCATGCGTGATCGGGCCGCCAATTATACCACATGGATTCGGTTTTGTCAATAGGCAAAATGTATAAAAAATCAGTGGCAAGTTTGTTCAACTTGCCACTTGACTTTTAGCTTCGAGGTGCGGACAATACGATTTTCAATTTTCTACCATTCCAGACAAATTCAATTTCACGCTCGGCGTTTGTAATTCCAATGTTTTTACATTCGTCTTGCAGTCCGATTGTCTTGAAAAGCAAATTGATTATTGCGCGTTTGTCGCTGTCCTCTTTCCGCTGTCTTGTGCTGAAATTGTAAACTGTTGGTTTGCGGTCTGCCTGTCGAGCTTTTTTTGCCCCGGCTTGCAATTCTTTAGGCAATTCAAAAAGCTTTTCACCTTTGTCAATTCGCTTGTCCGCGTCAATGACTTCTTGCGCTTCTGCTTCTGAAATGTCAAGTTTTGCCATCAGGGTTTTAACGTCGGCCATTAGCACCACTTCCTTTCATGTTTACAGTATAGCACAATGCCGATAGAATGTCAACAGGTATTTTTTGGAAGGAGGGCGATTTCTCGCCCTCCCTCCGTTCTGCTCACTTTACCAGAGCAAAGTAAGCCTTGCGCTTGTCCTCAGAGCGGACAACCTTGCCGTCATTGACAAGCTGCCGAACCAGAGCGGAAATGCGCTGATTGGTAAGCTCTGCCAGTTCAGGCGCGGACTTCTGAAGCTCGGAGATAGTGACCGGAGTTTCCGACAGCGCGGACAGGATAGCGGTCTTGATGCCCTCGTTGGCAACCTGAACCGCGGTGGGCTTGCGCTCGGCGGAGTTCTTCTTCGCCAGCAGGTCAAGCTCGTGATTGATGAAATCAACCAGAGCCGCATTGGACTGAACCTCGTCCAGAGAAAGCAGGGAATTGAAATAGTCGCGCTTTGTCATCTTGTTAGCCATAGTACCAAATCCTTTCCGGTTTTAACGACTGTCCTTGTCAATCATTGTTTCTTCCTTGACTGTATCTTTATTATAGCACTTACTTATTCAGTTGTCAAGAGTTTTTTTTGAAGTTCCAAAAATTTTTTTGGAGAAATCTGTAAGTGGTCTATCGCGTTCGCGTGTGCACCCGTTTCGCTGACCGCCTGTTTGATTTCCTTCTCCCTTGGAACAATTATAGTATACCAAACCTTTGCTCTTTTGTCTATTGGCAAAATACACAAATTATGGGATTTCAACTAATTTATTTTTGTGCAAGTTTTCTCTTGACAAAATTGCTGCCAGGTGTTATAATTAAAATTTCGTCCCGCACATGCGTGTGCGGGGCGCCATTTTATCACATCGCGGATTATTTGTCAATAGACAAAATGCACAAAAAAAGAGGACAAAAAATTGTCCTCTTTTTTAGTCAACTTGCCAACTTGGGGAAACATTTGCTATTGAAGTCTTTGCAATCCCACTGGTGACAGTTTTTTACATAACGCTTGTGCATTTTGTCACAAGCAAGAAAGATTTCCATTTCTTCCTTTGCGTCAGAAAATGCGGTGTGTTCTTCGGTGTGTTCAGGATTTCCGCTAATGTAAGCAAAAACACTTTCGGCAGAGGTAGCACAAGATTTTCCGCTTCTGGATTTCATGTTGTTGTCAATGCAAAACTGGCGATAGCTTTTCTTGTGGGTGATAGTCTGTAAAGCCATCAAATAAATGTCAATGAACTCAAATTCATCAAGCATTGAACGGCATGAGGTTTTGCAAAAATCAAAACCGCTGTTGTAAGCCATCACATAGCGAACGCCATAGAAATGACAAAGATTGGAAAGCATTTTCACAGCTTCTTCTTCGGTTGCAACTGCGGTCATCTCACCATTGGAAAGTCGCTGTTCATAGATTGGAAAATTGCGTTTCGCATAATCATCTTTACTGATTTCGTCATAGTGTTCCATGACAAGTATAGAACAGGTTGCGAAAATCTTGCCTTTCTTGTCGTGAATGACAGCTCCGAGATTGTACATTCCAGTAGGGGCAGATGCTCCGCCGACGGTTTCAGTGTCCAGAGTGCAATAAATGTTTTTGTTCATAGTATCAAATCCTTTTTAATTATTGATTGAGGTTTGCCATCGCTCTCTCAACCTTGTAAACCTATTATAACATACTCCTAATAATTTGTCAATAGGTTTTTTAAAAAATTTAGCCTCGCTCCGTCCACACTCACTTTCAAGGCTTGTGAGTTGTCTTTGCCCTACTATTTTTATAGCGCGTGGCAGGAACAATGCGTGGCTCTGTTCGCATTGTTTTATAGTCTTACGGGGTCAACTTGCGACCTCCCCCCATCGTCCGAATTAACGGCGTTAGGGTTCTGCGACCTGCTCTGCGGAGAATGGGCTTTGCATCCGCGCTCAAGGCTCTTTCCCTTACCTTGTATACACAGTATAACATGCCAGACGGTAAAATGCAATAGGCAAAATGCACAAATTTCGGGATCTGCAACAATGAAAATTTGTGTGGTTTGTCTATTGACAAAATTGCTGTCAGGTGGTATAATGGTAATTTCGGCGCGCATCGTCCGTGCGCGCGCCGTCGAAATAAATAAAAAGAAGTGGCAAACTTTGTGTAGTTTGCCACTTGACTTTTAGATTTCAATGATGATGAAATCAAAGACTTCGATTACATCGGGTTCGGCTTCGTAGATTTCCCAGTAGTCGCCCCTGTCGATAACCGAGAACATGACTTCGCCAGTCTCGCAGTCAACAACATCAACACCCGCTTCAAACTGGACGTGAAGCAGAGCCGCAGTCATTTTTGCACCCTCTAAGTCGTGAACTCCTGGAACCTCTGTGCCGTTAAGATAGATTGTAAACATAATTATCATTTCCTTTCGTTTAAGTTATAATTTATTATACCATGCTTTTGGTTGGTTGTCAATACTTTTTTTAGATTTTCTTTCCGCTCTTACAGGAGAGCGGAAAGAATTTCCAGAATTTCGTTCACATCGTAAGCAGTTCCGAGCCAGTTCTCACGATTTGGCTTTTCATCATCAAAGAGGATTCCAAAAGGATTGTTTACAACTGTTTCTTTTGGCGTTCCGTATTTTACAATGTGGATTTCGTCAAATTCTACTGCACCGAGGTGACGAGCGAGCCAGTCAATTTTTGTCTTTGTAACTCTTGCGTTGTAGTCATCATTTCCGTTTTTGCTGAGCCAGCTCACGATTCCGATTTCATAACCATTTGCTTTGAGAGCGTTGAGAAGTTTTCCAAGTTTTCTCATGTCAACCATGCTTTTGGCTTCTCTGTAAGGTTTTGTTTTTCCATTTATAAGGCTGTCGAGCCAGTTCTCGCAACCGTAGAGGTTAGCGATTGTTCCGTCCATGTCGAAGTAAATTGCGTTTTTCATTGTTATCAATTCCTTTCTCTTACTGTAACTACATTATAACACATTAAAATGTTTTTGTCAATAGTATTATTTAGATGTATTGCATCTAATATTATAAAAGAAAAGAAATTACTTTCTTTTCTTTTTGGAAAATGTTTCACAATCATAAATATCAAATTCAACTCGACCAAATTCAAAAGACTTATACTGAAATTCATTTCCATGATTCGCTATCGCTTCTTCTAAATTTTTATAAATTCCAATAACATCTGTATCTGCGCCAAAACCATCAACAAAACCAAGAACAGCAATCATTATCTTCAACTCCTTATGTATTCATTATAACGCATTTCGGGATTGTTGTCAACAGTTATTTTGCACAAAAATCTTGTAGAAAAATTGTGCAGATTGCCTCTTGACAGAAACACGGCACGCCTTGGCCGTGGGCGTGCCGCCAAAATTTTTGTCAATAGTCAAATTGCACAAAAATTTTTCCACCCTCAAGCGAGGGTGGAAAGGATTTCCAGAATGTTGTTTACATCATAGGCAGTTCCGAGCCAGTTTTCACGATTTGGTTTTTCATCGTCAAAGAGAATACCAAGCGGATTTTCTACGGTTTTTTCTTTTGGCGTTCCGTAAGGAACGATTTTGATTTCATCGAAGTTGACCGCGCTAATGTGATGCGCAAGCCAATTCATTTTTGCCCTTGTAACTTTTTCATTATATTCAGGCGTTCCGCTTTTGGAAAGCCAAGAAATAATTCCGATTGTGTATCCATTTTCTTGAAGCTCGTTTAAGAGTTTTCCAAGTTTTCTCATGTTTACAAGGGCTTTCGCGTTTCTGTAAGGTCTATTATAGCCGTTGATTAAATCGGCAAGCCAGTTTTCGCATCCGTAGAGGTCAGCGAGTGTTCCGTCCATGTCGAAGTAAATTGCTTTTGTCATCTTTGTCGCTTCCTTTCTTCTTTGTATCTTTAGTATAGCAGACAAAAGGGCTTTTGTCAAGCCCTTTCTGCTAAATATTTTTGAACTTTTACGGCATCGAATTTTTCAAGATTTTTTACTGTTGGATGTTCAATTTTGCGATAATTTATTACAAAGCGAATGTTTAATGGTTCTTTCCATTCTTTTACATCACGGAAATTTTTCTTAAATGGATTACCATTAAAGAAGCTAACTCTCTGTCCGCGTTTGAAATTCCATACATTAAAGCCACAGCACATTCCAATAGTTGGATAAACCGATTTCAAGTTTTCCCAAGTAACTTCGATTTCTTCGGTTTCTTTCTCAACAGCTTCACAAAGTGTATAGCCGCCAAAATCTGAATCAATCAATTCACCATTGTGAAAAGTTGATGTATTTATAACGTAATACTCTAACATGATAATTACCTCTCTTTCATACTCTAAGTATAGCACAGTGAAATTATTTTGTCAATTGTTAAAACTGTACAAATCGGGAGTTTCAACTTTAGTTAAATTGCCTATTGACATGCCAACAAAAATGTGGTATACTTGTATTAGGCGAAATACGTGCCGCCAGGAGCGTAGGCGGCACGTCAAAATAAATAAAAAGAAGTGGCAACTTTTGTTGAAGTTACCACTTGACTTTTTAGATTTCACAAGGATTTCCGATTCCGGAAACCCAAACGATAATCTGATTTTCCATTTCAAACATGATCTCGCCGGTATCACAGTCAATTACTGTGGCCCTTGCCACGTTGTCGCACAGTCCGCACTCTGTGCAAAACTCAATTGCGGGGATAAGGCCGTAATACTTGTGAACGTGCTCAACCTCACCATCAAAGACATTTACTGTGTAGAACATTGTATCATTTCCTTTCCTTTATTGTATCTTTATTATAACATGCTTTGCTTTATTTGTCAAGCTTTTTTAGATAATCTTTGTATTCTTTTTCGCTAACCTTGACATAGCCGCCGAACTTAGGCATGCGGTCGGCCTCATAGACCTGTCCAGTATAGATTGATTTAATGTACATTTTGATTACCTCTTTCCCTTTTGTAATTATAGTATAACGCATTTCAGGATGTTTGTCTATTGACAGAATAGACAAGATTTATTATCAACATTTGTGCATTGTGCCTATTGACGTAAATACGGCACGCCACACCCGTAGGCGCGCCAGTGTAGTGTATTTGTACAGTAGTACAGTAGTAGTGTGTTGATGTACTATTGTAGTAGTGTATCATTACAGCAGTACATTGTTGTAGTAGTGTCCTATTGTGTATAGTATACTACTGTGTGTAGTATAGTATAGCAGTGTGTTACATGTATGTATGTATACACATGTATCAATGTATGTGTACACATGAGCGTGTGCTTACATGCCTGTGTGCATGCAGTAGTATACCACACTTATCATTAGATAGAGAAGAAGCGTTAGCTTCTGCTAACGCTTACTATCTCATCATCTTCTATCTGTTGTGTGTCCATTGTATTAAACACTATCTTAACATGTTCATCCTGTTGGTATCCATCATCAATGATAACCCAGACGTTGCCAGTAGTATCTGTTAACTGTGTAGTTCCATCACTCTCTACATCTGTTACTGTTGCATACATTGTACGTTGCTGTCTATCTATTGATGCTTGTCTATTAATAGATAACAGCGTGTGTGTGAGAAGGAAGAAGCCTGTGATAGCAAGCACACCACCAAGTAGTAGTAGCATGATGTCCTTTAATGTATCTTTGTTCATTGTCTTATCTCCTTATCTCTTGATGATGTTATTGTATCACACTTACTTGTCTTTGTCAAGCGTTTGTTCTTCATTGAGTGCGTCTTCCTCTATCTCGCGCATTGCCTGCTCGATGGCAGCCACTTCCTTGAGGAGCTTGTTCTTCTTGCTATTCAATGACAGCCACTTAAACCGCCACTTAAACCGCCAGATTGTGCGTTCTTTATTTTCCATTTTATTTTCCTTCCAGTTCATGCTTGAGTGTCAGCCACTCATTGAACCACTCGTTATCTTGTCTAAAGTCTTTGCTGCCCCAATGGTCTTTCATTGCGAGATAGAAGCGGAGTTCTTCAATTTTCTCCATTCTTTCTTTCTTCTCTGTGTCTGTCATCTTAACCACTCCTTTGATTAGGTTCTTTCTTTCTCTCTTTCTGATTATAGTATAACATAATTTCGGGATAAATCAATAGGTAAATGTGCACAAAGTTTTGCATAAACTTTTGTTGAAAGTGCATAAATAGACTAAATTCGACTCGTCTGGCCGTGGACGAGTCGAGCAGATAGATGAGCAGTAAGATACTCACTGTAGGTGTTTAAGGGGCGGTGGCGATTTTTCTCGCGCGACGCGCCATTCTCTGATGTGGGGATCCTAAGAGATTTTACTCGATTATTTATAATTTAAATAGGGGGGGGAGTATTTCGGGAAAAAATTTTTATGAAAATTAAAAAACGTTTTGCTCTGGACAAAAATACCCTAAAGTCAATTTTCGTTTTCGGAACACGAATAAGTATCATTAAAACTTATTTCATCCAACAGATAAATAATTCCATCCTTCATAATAATAAAATCGGTATCTCTTACTGGAACTGTGCTAATCCCAATATCAATAAAATTCCCCGATTTTTCTAAATGCAACTTATCACTCCTGACAAGTTCTTTAACCCACTCTGGACAACTTTCCAAATTTTCTAATTCAAAACCTTGAATCGCTTCCGCATAAATAGTTTTAAGTTTATACCGCATAAGGGCACTCTCCAATCATATCACAATCAAAACTACACTAACCAGAAATCCCCTCACAAGGCTTATAATGAAATTCTAAATTAGGATGCATCTTTTTATACTTAAGAAAATCATCATAAGAACAATTCTTAAAAATCTTATCTCCAATAAAGAGATCCTTTTCATTTATATAATTGCGGATTTCTTCCTTCGATGGTTCCAGCTTAGATTCTTCTTTAGTGGGCGGCCGCACAGAGAATGATCCATTTTCATATTGTGTTGTTCTTTTAGAGAATAAATCTTGCTATACTTTAAAAGGATTCCTTAATTTTGTTGCATGCTAAAATTCTTCATCCGCTTGTAAAATCATTACCCCAAGTTCATTGATCTTGAACACGCCATCCATAAATACCCTCCTTTGTAGAATAAACTTCTACATCTTTTATAATTAATATTGAACCATTAACTTTCTTCTCTTCTGGTGATCGAGGACTATCTACTGTGTATGCGCTCATTGAGATAATGCCAAGATCTTCATACCTAGAAAAATCTGTTATTATTTTTTCTTCTGGCTGATTAAAGTTATAATTTAAAAATAATGTACAAGGGAATATTTCTTCCGGTTGAAATTCATTATCTTCTATTAATGCTTGCGCAAGTGCATTAAATACTATTAAAGCAAAAATACTTGTTCCAATTAAAATAATAAGAATTATACTTAATGCAATAATTAAAAATACGTTCATTAAATCCTCCCTTATACTTTATAAATATATTATATCATATTTTTTATTATTTGTCAAAATAAAATTTGACATTCTGAAAAATTTAGAGTACAATATATTTATAGACTGGAGGTAAAAAATGATTAAATTAGATTATTCTTTAGAAACTCCAGAAGAAAGAAATTAGTTAGTTAAACAAATACTTGCGGAAGTGGAAGATCCCTCTGAAAAATATTTAGAAATCTTAGCTGACTATTTAGTTCTTTGTATGGAGAAACAAGAGAAAAAGGAACGAAAATTATTAACTGATAATCGAATGGCGACAGTCAATAAAAGAGAAACTTCTTTTGAAGGACTTGTTTCCCAACTAGAAAATGGCGAAGATGGTATATATAATTTAATAACTAATAATAAAAACACAATATTTTAGCCAAAGATTTCAATAACATAGAAAGATTTAAATGATATTCCTGAATTAAAACAATTAAGAGAAGCTATTTTAGTATGGGAAGCAAAATTAAAAGTCACAGAAGGTAAAGATGCTTTTACCATAAAGCGCGCATTAATCGAAATGCGCAAGGATTAGTATTTAATAAAAAATGCATATAGAAGACCAATAGTACCAAATAAATTAACTCGATCAAAGTGTTATCTTCCACTTGATGAAGACTATTGGTTTGATGATGATGGTTATGTAATTCCGGAAGGTGTTTCATTAATGAATCCAGAAGTGGTTTCAGCTATATTATGTAATTATTCAAAATTAAAAGAAGATAGTTATGATAACTTTGAAAGTGACATGTGGTATTTAATGATTGATTTTGACCATATTGCGGACATCGCATTAAAAAAATACCCATTATATGAAAGAATTGTAGAATATAAAGTTGATGGAATGCAAAATATAGATATACAAACAGCAATTTAGGCAGAGTTTGGTATAAAACATAGTTTAGAATATATTTCTAGCTTGTGGAGAAATAAAATTCCTAAATTAATTGCGTCGGCCGCTGAAGACGAGTTCTTAGACTGGTACTTTTTGTCAGAATACAAGGGCCATTATAAAAGATGTAGTAAATGCGGTAAAGTTAAATTGGCTCATAATAAATATTTTAGCAAAAATAAAACTAGTAAAGATGGTTTTTATAGTATTTGTAAAGAATGCCGAAATGCTAAGGCCAAAAAATCTTAATTTTATCCAGTAAACTGTTATTATTTAATAGGAAAGGAGGAATAAGATTTTGGCAGATACTTATTATTGTGAAAAGTGTAATAGAACTATGAGCGCAGATTAGTTTTATTCATCAAATAATTTAGAAAAATATCCAAATGATGGGAAATTAAACCAGTGTAAAAAATGTATTACAATGCATGTAGATAACTGGAATCCAGAAACTTATATGTGGATATTACAAGAGGTAGATGTACCTTATATTCCTGATGAATGGAATAAATTACTTGAATCTTATGGAAAAGATAAAAGCAAAGTAACTGGAATGACAATCCTTGGAAGATACCTTTCTAAAATGAAACTTAAATAGTTTAAAGAATATAGATGGAAAGATACTGAATTTTTACAAGAATTGGCAAATAGTAAAATCGAACAAGCTATGAAGCGTCAAGGATATGATGCGGCCGCCATTACCACGGCGATTGAGAGGGCCACTGTGCCGATTCCGCAAGGAGAAATAATACCTCCGGTATATCAGGAAATACCGGAAGAAGATTATTTTGCGGAACAAAGTGGAGCAACCGAAGATGATAATATCATCGAAGATGAACTTACTGAAGAAGATCGAAGATATCTTAGACTTAAATGGGGTAAAACATATAAACCAGAAGAGTGGGTTAAACTTGAATAGCTCTATGAAGAAATGATGAATTCTTATGATATTCAAGGAGCGGGTCATATTGATACATTAAAACTTATTTGTAAGACTTCGTTAAAAGCCAACCAGCTAATTGATATTGGAGATATTGAGGGTTTCCAAAAAATGTCAAAAGTTTATAACGAACTTATGAAGTCTGGTAAGTTTACTGCGGCTTAGAATAAAGCTGAATCTGGAGAGTTTGTAGATTCTATCGCAGAATTAGTTGAAATTTGCGAAAAAGAAGGTTTTATTCCTAGATATTATGTAGATAAACCAGGAGATAAAGTTGATGAAACTTTACAAGATATGAAAAATTACACTCATACTCTTGTTGTTGAAGAAATGAATCTTGGTAATCTTATTGAAAATGCTGTTAAAGAAATGGCAAAAGAAGAAAATAAAGAAGAAGACGAAGATGTAGAAGAAGATTTAACTATTGATGAAATTGAATAGTTAAAAGATGAAGATTTTGAAGATCACAAAGAATTCCTTGAAGATGAAAGTGCTTCAGATGCGGAAACCCTTAAAAATCTTGAAGGAAGTGAAGAATAATGGCTTTACAAGAATTATTAGACTTATCGTAGTCTAGACATAAAGTTGGACTTTCAGAAGAAAGAATTAAAGCCATTATTCCAGAAGCCAGAAAATACATTGCCTTTTGGAGAGAATATCCAGATTTATTTGTAGATTTTATGGCTGGACCAAATTCTACATTCCATTTATTTTTTTATTAGAGAATATTTTTGCGGGCGGCCATGCGGCATAAATATATTTATGCAGTTTTCCCTCGTGCTTATTCAAAGTCATTTTTATCTATGATGGTACTTATGTGTCGTTGTATTTTATATCCAAGAAGTAAATTATTTGTCACCTCTGGAGGAAAAGAATAGGCTGCAGGAATTGTAAAAGAAAAAGTTCAAGAAATTTGTACTTTAATTCCCGCTTTTAATAGAGAAATTAATTGGGCTAGAGGAGTTTCATTAGAAGGAAAAGATTATGTAAAATATGTGTTTAAAAATGGCTCATATTTTGATAATATTGCGGCCAGGGAGTCTTCTCGTGGTAAACGTAGACATGGCGGTCTTATTGAGGAATGTGTAGGAGTAGATGGAACAATACTTTCAGAAGTTATTATTCCTACTATGAATATTTCTCGTATGTGTATGGATGGAACTACTTAGCCAGAAGAGACTTTGAATAAATCACAAATTTATATTACTACTGCTGGATTTAAAAATACTTATCCTTATGATAAATTAATTCAATTATTGGTTTGGTCTGTAATTAGACCTGAGCAATCAATTATTCTTGGTGGTACTTATAGAATTCCAGTTTTAATGAAATTATTGGATGCTAATTTTATTAAAGATCTAAAAATGGATGGAACATTTAATGAATCTTCTTTTGATAGAGAATATGAAAGTAAATGGTCTGGTACTGTTGAAGATGCTTTCTTTAATTCAGAGGTTTTTGATAGAAACAGGATTTTAAATCAACCTGAATATGAAGCATCCGGTAGAATTTCAAAATTAGCATACTATATATTGGCGGTTGATGTCGGTCGTAAAGGATGCGATACTGTTGTATGCGTATTCAAGGTAACTCCACAATCACAAGGAAGTTCAATTAAAAGTTTGGTAAATATTTACACTTTAACTGATGAACATTTTGAAGATTAGGCTATAAAATTAAAAAAATTATTTTACAAATATAAAGCATCAAGGTTAATTATTGATGGTAATGGACTTGGAATCGGTCTTGTTGATTATATGGTAAAATCTTAGATAGATCCTGATATTGGAGATACATTACCTGATTTTGGAGTTTATAATGATGATGAAAATTATTATAAAAAATATAAAACTCAAATAACTGAATTAGATGCCATGTATGTTATAAAAGCTAATGCGCCTATTAATACTGAAGCTCATGCTACTGCAAAATCTTAGCTATCTTCTGGTAAGGTTAAATTTTTAATTGACGAGCGCGTTGCTAAAAATAAATTATTAGCTACTAAAGTTGGTTAGAATATGAAACCTGAAGAAAGGGCAAATTATTTAAAACCGTTTACCTTAACTTCCATATTAAAAGAGGAAATGATGAATTTGCGAGAAGAAAATGAGGGCGTTAATATCATTTTGAAGCAAGCGAATCGTGGAATAAAAAAAGATAAATTTTCAGCTTTTGAATATGGATTATATTATATTAAACTTGAAGATGACAAAAAAAAGAAAAAGAAAAAATTTAATGCTAAAGATTGGTTATTTATGAATTAAGGGGGTTTTAAATTGAGAGCTTCAAGAGGAGAAATTAAGATAGAAGAGATTCTTACGGAAAATAATTTACCATTTAAAATGGAATATAGTTTTCCTGACTTGAAGAGTCCTAATGGAAGACCTCTACGTTTTGATTTTGTAGTATTTGATGACGATGGTAAGATTGATTTTTTAATTGAGTATCAAGGTAGATAGCATTATGAAGCAAGTTCTAAATTTGGAGGGAAAAAAGGATTATATTAGCAATAGTATAATGATAACTCTAAAAGAAGGTTCTGTGCTTTACATGATTTTAATTTAATTGAAATACCTTATACTGATGATAATTTAATTTCTTATGATTATATTATGAAGAGAGCTGGATATTAAGGAGGTGCAGTTTTTTGGAAACGCGCGATAGACAAGCAGAAATTCGTGCAAAAGGATTTAATATTGGAAGAACGCAATATTCTGAAGATATTTATAATTAGCCTCCTATAGACTATAATAAAATTAAAGTTGGAGTAAAAAATTTAGATGATGCGGTTTTAAACTTAGGAAGTTTAAAAAGTAATGGAAATAAATACTATGGAGACAAAGGTATTGTTTTAAGAGCTTTATCTGACAGAGATCTTCCTACTTTAAGAGAAATTTCTAATTATTATTTTACAATTAGTGGTATTTATTAGAAGGTGTGTAATTATTACGCAACTTTATATAAATATGATTGGTATATTGTTCCAGAAATTTTTGAAAATACTGATGTAAAAGAAGATAAAGTATTAAAAGACTTTATAAAAATTCTTTCATACTTAGATAATTCTCATATTAAAAAGATTTGTGGTGATATATCTTTAGATGTAATTAGAGATGGTGCTTATTATGGTTATATTGTTTCTGGTCCAAAAGGATTAGTTTTATAGAAACTTCCTTGTAATTATTGTAGATCTCGTTATTTTGTTGGAGATAGTCCAGCAATAGAATTTAACATGAAATTTTTTGATGAAAATTTTAGAGATCCGGCTTATAGACTTAGAGTGTTAAAACTATTTCCAGAAGAATTTGCTAAAGGATATATTCTTTATAAGCAAGGAAAGTTAGTTTCAGAAACAATAGGAGACTTAGGTGGATGGTATCTACTTGATCCAAATTCTACTATTAAATTTAGTTTTAATAATGGAGACATTCCTTTATTTGTGAATGCGATTCCAGCGATTTTGGACTTAGATGCAGCGCAAGATTTGGATAGAAGAAAACAAATGCAGAAATTATTAAAAATTTTAATCCAAAAATTGCCGATGGATAAAAATGGTGATTTAATATTTGATATTGATGAAGCAAGAGATATTCATAATAATGCAGTTGAAATGTTAAAACGAGCTATTGGAGTAGATGTTTTAACAACATTTGCAGATATTGATGTGGCAGATATGTCAGATAAGAATACTACTACATCAACAGATGACTTGGAAAAAGTTGAAAGAACAGTTTATAACGCTTTGGGCATTTCTCAAAATTTATTTAATACAGATGGTAACTTATCTTTGGAGAAATCTTGTTTAAATGATGAAGGTTCAGTAAGAACTTTAATATTATAGTATGGTATCTTTTTTGATAGAATATCAAAATAGTTAAACGCTTCTAAGAAATATAATTTTAGATTTTATATGTTAGAAACAACTATTTATAATTATAAAGATTTGTCTAAAATGTATAAAGAACAAGTTCAGTTAGGATATTCAAAGATGCTTCCATAGATTGCGCTTGGACATTCATAGAGTTCTATTATTAATACTGCATATTTTGAGAATGAAGTATTGCATTTAACTTAGATAATGATTCCTCCTTTAATGAGTTCAACTTTAAATGGAGAAGATGTTTTGGGTACTTCTGATAAATCAACAAATAACGATAAACAAAAAACATCAGAGGGAGAAACAAAAACGTCAACTTCAACAACGAAGACAACAGTTAAAGAGGAAAAAAGTGCAGGACGACCTGAAACTCCTGATGATTAGAAAAGCGAAAAAACAATCTAGAATAAAGAATCAATGAATTAAGGAAGGGAGGATTAAATGAAACATACAAGTATAAGACTAGAAGATCCTTGTGAGTTGATAAATATAACTCCTCTTAATCCTCTAATTTCCAAATGCCAAATTAAAGTTTGTTATGTAGGGGATTAGCCAAACCGAAATGGAAGCGTTATTACAAAAGATGTTGCCAAAGAAATGGCAAATAGTTTACCAGGAAGTCCAATCGTTGGATTTTACAATGAAAATACTGGAGACTTTGAAGAACATAATAGAGTAATAGATATTTCCAATAATAAGTTTGACATTAAAGATACTACAAGGCCTTATGGTTTTGTAGATCTAAATGCTAAAGTATGGTTTTAGAAATTTTTGGATGATGGTACTGATGAGCATGAGTATCTAATGACAGAAGGTTATTTGTGGACTGGATAGTATCCAGAAGTAAAGCGAGTTATTACTGATGGTAATAACCAGTCTATGGAGTTAGATGAAAAAACATTAAATGCGCATTGGACAAAAGATAATAAAGGAAAACCTGAGTTTTTCATTATTAATGAGGCAATTATTTCAAAACTTTGTATTTTAGGAGAAGATGTAGAACCATGTTTTGAAGGATCTACAATCACTAAAGTACAATTTTCATTTGAGGATGGCTTTAAAGAGCAACTGTTCTCAATGATGAATTAGCTGAAAGAATTTTTAAAAGAAGGAGGAGCGCAAGTGTTTACAAGATATGCCGTAGAAATCGGTGACTCTTTATGGAGCGCTCTATACAGCTATGTTGAAAGTACATACCCTGATTCAAGTCGTATGTATTGCTCAATGTATTCTATTGAAGGCGTCTATGAAGAGGGCGGACAAAAATTTGCTGTCCTTCAAAGTAGAGGCGATATGAAATATTATCGTTTAAACTTCTCTATTTCTGAGACAGATGGCTTTAAAGCTCAAGATACTCTTGTTGAAGTAACTAAAACATTTAATCCATCTGAAGATTCACAATTTTCAGCAGATGATGTTGAAGCTTATGAGTCAGAATATGCTAAGAAAAAGACAGCAGAAAAAACAAAGACTCCTGTCGTTGATCCAGCAAAAGATCCTAAAGAGGATCCAAAGACAGACCCTAAAACTGATCCTAAAACTGCACCAACTACAGATCCAACCACAGATCCAGAAGAGGATCCCAAGAAGAAAAAGAAGTTTTCTGATAGCGGTGAAGAACTTTGCCCGAAATGCGGAAAGCCACTTACTGAATGCGCTTGTGGTGGAGGCGGAGGTTCTTCTACTCCAAAGAAAAAGAAGAAAGAATATACTTTAGAAGAAATTCCTGAGTATGTAGATTTGAAATCTCAATTTGATAATTTAACTAATAAATTTAATGCTTTACAAGCAGATAAGGACAAACTTGATTCACAAATCAAGCCTCTTATTGAATTTAAATAGAAGGTTGAATTAGCTGAGAAGAAAAAGATGATTGAAAGTTTTTATATGTTGACTGATGAAGATAAGAAAGATGTTATTGATAATATTAATACTTATTCATTAGATGATATTGAAGCTAAATTGTCAATCATTTGCGTTCGTAACAAGGTGAGTTTTGACCTTGATGACGATAAACACAAAGGACCAACCACTTTTAATTTAACTGGTGGGGATTTAGACGATACTAATACTCCAGCTTGGATTAAGGCTGTTGAGTCTGTTGCGAAAAGTAGAAAATAATAAGGAGGATAAAGATAAATGGCTAAAACACGTTTAAGTACAGCTACTTATGTTGAGCGTGGTTATGGACAAGTTGAACCTAACCATCTTTCTGCACAGAGAACTGCACAGATTTATGCACAATTACCTGCCGCAAGCACTATTGAAGTACTTGAAAACGGATAGTTTGTAAAGTATGATTATCCTGCTGGTGTTTGCGATTTTGTTGGCGCTGGTGAATGGATGTTGGTCTTTAACGAGATCAAGTTGTATCGTGACCATCTTGGTTATGATGATTTTGCTATGAAGAAAGAGGATTATGTTGCTAGAGTTTACAGCCCAGTTGATGGTGTTGCTCCTCAGTACATTAATGCTCGTAATTATAATGGAGTTGTTGCTCCTGCTGACCCATATGAGCCAGATAGCACAAATGATCCTTTTGTAATTGAAAGATTTACAAAGCCTAAGATGATGCCTGAAGGCACCAATATGGTTCCTCGCGTACTTAAGACTAATATTGGTGATATTTTTACTACCAATACTGTAAAAGAAGAGACTCTTGCAATCGGTGATACTCTTGTTGTTGGTGATGACGGTTTCTTAACAAAGACTGCTGGAACCAATGCTGGAACTATGAAATGGCAAGTTGCAAAAGTTTATACATTACCTGACCGCCAGAAGGCTGTCAAAATTATGCGCATTGCGTAAGAAAGGAGTAAAGAATAATGGCTTTAGATAGAAATAATTTAGTCCAGTTGATGAAAACTGTAGCAAAGGCCGATCCTTCTGCTCCTATAGCCTATAGTTTTAACGATAAGAAATTTTCTTATGATGAGTTGAATGAGACTCTTCGTGAAGAACTAAAGGGATTAGCTGGTACATACGCATTATATCGTGAAAATAAAAATCTTATTTTCTCATTAATTGAAGAAACTTTAGATGATATTCTTCCTAAGAAAGTTCAAGAAGCTTATGGAATGTTCTCTGAGGTAAAGACCTTTAAGCAGGGCGATAAGCCTTTGTTCCGTCGTAAGATTAGTTCTCGTACTCGTGCAAAGCAGTTTATTACTCGTGTTGGACTTGCTGGAATTTATGAAGTGTTCAAGATGGGCGGAGAAGAGAGCTTCGAAGTTCAGACTAGTGCTATTGGTGGAGCTGCTCAAATTGGATTTGAAGAGTTCCTTGATGGACGTGTAGATTTTGCAGAAGTAACTCAGATTGTTATGGAAGGTATGGACGATCTCGTTTATAAAGAGGTTGGAGAGTCCTTGATTGGTTCTATCAATCAACTTCCTGCGGCTAACAGAGTTGCTGTTGCTGGATTTGATGAGTCTGAATTCGATCGTCTTTTGACTGTGGCTTCAGCTTATGGAGATCCTACTATTTATTGTACTTTTGAATTTGCTGTAAAGATGCTTCCTCAAGATGCATGGCGTTATACCGAAGCTATGAAAGATGAACTTTGGAAGAACGGCTATTTTACAACTTATAAGACAAAGAAAGTTATTATTATTCCTCAAGGATTCCTTGATGAAGCTAATAATACAAAGGTTATCGATCCTGGTTATTGCTGGATTATCCCATCCGGTGGAGATACCAAGCCAGTTAAGATTGCTTTTGAAGGACAGACCATTGTTAATGAATATAACAATTATGATTTGAGCCGTGAAATTCAGGTTTATAAGAAGGTCGGTGTTGTTGCTCTAATGACCAATAACATTTGCTCTTATATTGATACTTCTCTACAGGGCCAATTGACCAAGTTCTTCACTGAAGATACTGTAAAGAATACTGTTCATAGCGTTTAATTAAATAATGTTTACAGAATAAGGGGGAAGGGGAAATTCCCCTTCCCCTTATTTTTGTTTTAAGAGAAAAAGGAGATAAAAATAATGGAAAACGAAGATAAAATTTATCAAGTAACTAATCGTAGTGATGGACGAGTTGTTTATTCCATTCCAGAGAAGGGAATTCGTAGAGAATTTGCTCAAGGAGAAAGTAAAAAAATTAAATATTCAGAGTTAGAGGCTCTTTCTTACCAACCTGGCGGAAGAGTATTAATGCAAGAATATTTACAAATTACTGATTCAGAAGCTACTCAAGATCTTGGGATTGTTACAGAACCAGAATATTATATGAGTGAAAGTCAAATTATTGATTTAATAAAAACTGGAAGTTTGGATTCATTCTTAGATTGTTTAGATTTTGCTCCTACTGGAGTTTTAAATTTATTGAAAAAACTTAGTGTTGAAATTCCTCTTGAAGATATTAAAAAGAGACAAGCATTAAAAGAAAAAACTGGTTTTGATGTTGATGCCGCAATTAAGCATCAGATTGAATCTCAAGAGCCAATAGAAAACTTTATTCAGCCAAATACTGAACGCAGAGTAAAAGTTGAACAACCTGAAGCTCCTCAGGGACGTAGAACTACTCCTAGTTATAAAGTAATTAATAAGACAGAATAATCATATAAAAGGAGCGTGATTTAGTGGGAACTTTGTTTACCACAGTATATGATCGTTTCCTTGGGAAAATAACAGATGATATGTATTTGGAATTGACTCCACAAGATACATTAAGAGATTTAAGACAACTTATATTAGATGCTATACCAGGATTTGAATTTCCTAGAAAGAAATTAGATTATACTTTAGATATAGATATAATTACACCAGGAGAGAATTCCTTATATTGGAATGATATTCCTACAAGCGCGATTATAACCAATCAAGATTTAATAGATAATCAAATTAATAATTCTGGATTAGAAGATTTAACTCTAAAATCTACACAAGTAGATTCAACATATTTAGATTCATCAACTTTCAATTCAGATTTAACTGAAGAAGAAGTTAATATTTTAGCAATATTAATGATGAATGCTTGGTTATAGCGCTAGATTACATCTATTGAAAATATTAGAATGAAATATAGCGGAACAGATTTTAAATTTACTTCTTAGGCTAATCATTTATCAAAATTATTAGTTTTATTAGCAGAAACACAAAGATAGTCTTTACATATGCAAAGATTATACAAAAGAAGAACTACAGATCAAGAAGGTTTAATAAAATCTAATTGGTTTGTTTTTAAAGAGAGTGTTTTTGATGATAACTAAATATGAAAATGAATTTTCAAAAGAAGTAATAAAAACTGATATAAATCGTCTTACAAATCAATTATGGAAATTAATTCCTATGCGAGAAAATAACGAAAATTGGCAAACTCAACTTGATACTGTTATACTTGAAATTGCAGGTTTAGATAAGATTTTTTATTTAAATGTGCAATTTCTTGTTTTATTATCAAAATTAGAAGGGCTAAAATGTGAGGATGTTGATTTTAAAGTTTATCGAAAAACTGTATTTGAGTCAATTACTTTATTAAGGGAGATCCAATATGAGTAATAATTCATTTTCTCAAGGATTAGGTATTAGTGTTTTAACACAATATCTGTACTCAAATGGTGGTCCGATCCAATAGGATCGAATGATAAAAGATAAAAGAAGAAGTCTTGACAGAGCGTTAAAATATTCTTATCAAGGAGCAAATGTAAAAAAAGTTGGAAGTCTTGATAGTACTTAGACAAGGGCACTAATCAATCCAAATAAATTAAAACCTGACTATGATGATAAGATTATTTCTATCCCATATGAATTTAACTATACCTGCGGGACTATTTTCGATTGGATGAATACTGGAACAAAATGGCTAATTTATTTATAGGATTTAACTGAATTAGCTTATTTTCGTGGGGATATAAGAAAATGTAGTTATTCTGTCTCTTGGAAAGATAATGATGGAAATGAATAGTCAACATATATTGCAGTAAGAGGGCCTGTTGAAACAAAAATTACTTTTATTCAAAAGTAGAATATTAGTTTTGATGTTCCTAATGCTTCATTAAATATTATGATGCCAAAGACAAAAGAAACTTTAGAATATTTTACAAGGTATTCTAAATTTTATTTAAAAGGTTTAGTTGATGGTGATATAAATATATGTTGGAGAGTTGAAGCCACTGATAGTATTAGTATGCCAGGAATTTTAGAAGTTAATGCTGTTGAATATTATTCAAATTTTATTGAAGATGATATTAAAAATGGTATTGTTGGAGGACTTAAATTAGATCCGATAGATCCAAATCCTACAACGAATTTAATTTCTGGAGAAACTTTTATAAAACCAAAGATAGAATATTTATATAAAACTTCTTCAATCATAGATGGAGCAAAATGGCATTTTGATAGTAAATTACCAATTGTTGCTGAAAAAATTGGAGATAATCTTCAATTAAAATGGGATTCAAGTCATAGTGGATAGTTTGATTTATTTTATGGAGATTGTAAAAAAACTATTATTATTGAGTCTTTATTTTAAAAGATAAGGAGAAAAAGGAATGAAAATAAATAATTATAAGCCACCTCATTCAAGTTTCTTATCTCTTGATAAGGACTTGTCTTTGATAGTAGATAAATTAATGTAGGATGAACGATTATGTAGATTATTATATTATCCTACAAAAGATTGTATTAATTAGAATAATTTAACTTCTGAATAGAAAGTACAATTATTTACAAAATAGATTTCTATTGTACCAAAAATTACTATTGATCCAGAAATTTATAATTATTTAATTGTAAGTTTTGATAGTTTTTTACCAAATGATACGAATCCATAGTTTAGAAATAATACACTTGGATTTGATATTATAAGTCATTTTTCAACTTGGGTTATTAATGATTCTTAGATTCGTCCTTATAGAATTGCTGCAGAGATAGATACAATATTAAGTGAAATTAAGTTAACTGGAATTGGAGAACTTGAATTTTATGGTGCTGATTTTAAAGTTATCAATGATGAATTCATTGATTTAGTTGTGTTGTATTCAGCGATCCATGGAGGCGAAGATAAAAAGTTTTTACCAAATCCTAATGATGAAGAAAAATATCAAAAAGAATTTAATGAGCTATTTAATTCATAATGGATATTAGATTAGCATTAATTAGTGGCATAGATATCCCTTTATAGGAACCACCATTAATTCTTCATCAACCAAGTCTTAAAGAGATTTCATATATTGGAGAAACAGATTATTTTATTGGTGCGCAATGCTTATGTATAAATAAATCTTTAATAGGTTCGGACGAAACTGTTTTAGAAAATCTAAATAACTTTTAGGTATTTATGACGATAATGGGTGAAAAAGAAGCTAAAGATAAAAAAGATTGCACTTTAAAAGTTTTATCTTTACTACTTCCAGAGTATAAAGTAATTATGTTGCCAAGAACTCTTTTACTCAGTCATGCGGATGTTAATATAACAATAGATGAAACTAATTTTGATAATTTTTAGAACATATTAAAACAAATTTTTTGTGTATCTTCAAATTAGATGGATTAGACAACATTTAATCCCGCAAATAAAAGTGCAAAAACAATCGCAGACAAATTAATGCGAGGAAGATAGAGAGTCGCAGCACAAAATGGCTCTCTAGGAACTAGTATTCTAGTTTAGTATTTATCCGTTTTAGTAATTGGATTACATATTCCATTAGAGAGTCTATTAAATTTAACTCTTTATTAGGTATATGATTTAATTGAAAGATACGGATTATATGCTGCCTGGGATATTGATGTAAGATCTCGTTTAGCTGGTGGAACGCCAGATTCTAAACCAGATAATTGGATGAAAAATATCCATTAAAAATTTTAAGGAGGAAAACACACTATGAAATTTGGTGTTCGTGAAATTTGTGATGTCGTTTTAAAAGCAAAGGCAGCACAAAAGATCGGTAATAAAATCTTTTATAAGAATGAACCCGTCATTTATTTCGATACATTGAAGACTTCTAGCATGGAAGGTGCGGCAACCACAGTATATGCACAAGGTGGTCGTGGTAACGCTCGTCTAGTAGCTTGGGAAGGTGAAAGAACAGTAACCTTCAAGATGGAAGATGCTCTTATCTCTCCAGAAGGATTCATGATTCTTTCTGGCGCTGGACTAATTCAGGGTTCTACCGCAGAAACAATTAAGCAGCATGTAACTGAGACTATCGATGCTAGTAAATCAGCTCGTGGAACAGGAACTGTAGCGACAGATGGTACAGTAACATTTACTCCTGCAACAGATAATACTACTGATGCAACTGTATTGAAGATTCCTGTAACTGAAAAGCCTTATCTTCCAATTGATAAGGGTGAAGATTTTGCTTATGTTATGTTTGTTAAAGATGGTGAAGTAGTAACAGAACCTTATATTCCAGTCCATAATGCAGAACCAGAATATGATGAAACCAATAAGGTTTATTATGTTTATGTTGCTGCACATGCAAACTATAACACAGAGTCCGAAGGAGAAACAGATCATACCTATGCTTTAACAGGAGCTAATATTCCTGCTTCAGCAGATTATGATAGTGTTATTGTTGATTATTATGTTGAGCGCGCAAGTGAAGCTCAGCAAATTGAAATTACTGCTGATAAATTTGGTGGTAACTATTACCTTGAAGCTTCTACCTTGTTCCGTGATCAGAATGGTGTTGATATGCCTGCAGAGTTTGTAATTCCTAACTGCAAGATTCAATCTAACTTCACATTCACAATGGCTTCAAGCGGAGATCCTTCTACTTTTGCATTCACTATGGACGCGTTCCCTGATTATACTCGTTTTGACCATAGTAAGAAAGTTCTTGCTGCAATCCAGATTATTAAGGAAGGCGGAAGTCAGGATCTACATCGTGATACTACTGCTCACGAAGATGCTGATGAAGTTTGGTTTTAATTAAATGATTATTCATAATAATCGTCCACTAAAACCAATTGCTGTTAAAGCCGCTAAGAAAGCTTCAACAGATTCTTCTCCTAAAAAAGAAGAAAAGATTCCTTTTGTCGCCCCATCGACAAAAGAAGAACCCATTAGTGAAGAAGCAAGTAAGGATAATAAAAGCGAAGAATAATATAAAGGGAGAGGATTTTTATCCTCTCCCTTTTTTTCGTTATAAGGAGGTAAAGGAATGCCTGGTATTGGAGATTATATACACTTTAGAACTGAGAATTATTAGAGATTTGGAACATTAACTAAAAATGATGAAAATGAAAGTAATTATAGTTCTGCTGGAAGTGTTATAAATTCTTAGATTGCTAATGTAAAAAATAAAATGGCAACTTATAATAAACGTACTAGTTCTTAGGATTTAGAAGATTTTTTAAATAAATTATTTTATCCAGAAAATACAAATGAACAAGATAATGAACAATTTGAAGAATTAAAACAATCGGTTAATTAGATGTTTGAAGAAAAATTTGCAGGATTTACAATTGATTGGGGAACGTTAGGAGTAAGAGCCTCAACAAAAGGATTAATAAAAGAAAATGCTTCAAGCATTTATGGATCAAGATTAAATAAAATTAGTGCAATGATTGATGACTTAAGCTCAGGCGCTAAAAGCAAAGAAACTTTAGCAAAAGCAGCTTAGGCGCAATTTGCAATATAGGAACTTTTACAAGAAGCAAAAACAACTCCAAAAGGAGATACTAAAGTTAATTTTAATGATGATAATAAGAATTTGATTGGAACTATTAATGCGGCAGTTAAATCTTTAATGTACAATTAGCTCGCTGTTGGTTAGATTTTTGAATATGCTTTATCTTGTTTATCATATTAGATTTAGAATAAAGTGGGAAAAGTTTCTTTAGATATGATAACTGCTCTTTCTGATGGAGTAAATGGTAACCAAACAAGAATAATGGCTGGTGGATTTGGTATAAAACCAACTATTAATATGAGTAAAGTTGATCAAACTTATTTTGATGGTTAGATCGCGAAAACAATGCTACCAAAAGGATGGTCTGAAATTAGTTCAGATGGATTTTTCGGTTATGAGTTTTCAATGCCGACAGATGACAAAGTTGACGTTAATTTTGATTTTAATGATGAATTATTTAAAATATCAGCAAAGAACTATAAAGACCCATTAAAAAGTGGAATTCATATAGTATCTGGAACTTCTTTATTGGCAATGTTATTAGATGCAGATTCTTCTGTTGATTTTGTAAATCATTATTTAAATATTACTTCTTCAAACCCAGGAGATAGTGGTTTAATAGAATCTGCACATAGGGCAGTTAAACTTACGATTTTATTAAAAGCTTTAACTGGTTATACTACAAGTGGATAGAGTGGAGAGGCTGATACTTTAGTTGTAAATAGCAGAATGACAAAGCATATTTATGTAAGATCAATGGGAGAAATAATGAATATGATATCTAATTAGATTGATAATTTAGATTCATTTATGCATGTTAGTGGATTTACTGACATACATAGCAGTTTTGTTGGTTCTAAAGATTGGCCAAATATAGAAGCATCTAAAGTAAGAATTACAAAATTATTAATGGATTTACACGCTCAAAAAATTAGTGTAAGTCTTAAGAATTTTAATAAAATAGTTGCAGGAACTTAATATTTGACATAAAAAAATTTTTATGGTATAATAATAATATATAAAAAGAGAAAGAGGAGATTTAAATGGCAAAAGTCCCTTTTACAAAGTTAGGTCTTATTAAAGACAATAAGATTGAAACAATTGAAATTAATGGTTAGATTATTGAAATTAAACAATATCTTCCTATTCAAGAAAAATTAGAATTGGTAAGTAGAATTATTAACAATTCTTCTGATGATAATAATTTTTAGAATCCAATGAAGCTAGATTTATTTACTTGTTTAGAAGTAATTTATGCTTACACTAATATTTCTTTTACAGAAAAACAAAAAGAAGATGCGCCTAAACTTTATGATTTGATGGATAGCAATGATATTTTTAACATTGTTATTTCTAAAATTCCACAATCAGAATATAAGTTTATTGTAAATGGAGTAAATGAAACTGCTAAAGCGATTTATGCTTATAATAACTCATTAGCAGGAATGTTAGAAAATATAAGTAAGGATTATTCAAATTTAGATCTTGATGCATCTTCAATCCAATAGAAGATTGCAGATCCTCAAAATTTATCTTTGTTAAAAGATGTACTCACTAAGTTGGGTTAAATAAATTAATTCTATTAATTATTTTTTAAAATATTAATAGAGTAATCCCCTATGAGATTTCTCTCATAGGGGATTTATTTTTTTATTTGCGCAAATAAAAAAATGGAGAGAAAGGAGCAAATTAAAGAATATGGCAAAACAATTAAATGTTAATTTAGGTTTTACTGCGGATACTAGTTAGGCCAAAGCCCAATTATAGGATTTATAGAATCAATTAACTAAATTAGTTACATCTACAAAATCTAGTGATTCTTTAGGAATAGAATCTGGCATTTAGAAAGCTATTACTTCAACAGCAGAACTTAAAGTTCAATTAGATCAAGCCACAAATGTAAAGACTGGAAATTTAGATTTTTCTAAATTAAGTGAATCAATTAAAAAAAGTGGCGGAAGTTTAAACGATTATGCTACATAGTTATTAAAACTTGGTCCAGATGGATAGCAAGCTTTTTCCTCTTTAGCTAGAGCAATTGCTAATTCTGAGGTTCCATTAAAAAGATCTAACGCTTTAGTAACTGAATTATGGACGACATTAAAAAATACTGCAAGATGGCAAATATCTTCAAGTATCTTACATGGATTTATGGGAGCAATTTCTTCTGCTTATGGATATGCACAAGATTTGAATGAATCTTTGAATAATATTCGTATTGTAACAGGAGAAAGTACTGATTAGATGGCAAAATTTGCGGCCACTGCCAATAAAGCAGCTTAGGCTTTAAGTTCTACCACAACTGATTACACAAATGCTTCTTTAATTTACTATCAGCAAGGTTTATCTGATGAAGAAGTTTTACAAAGAACTAATACAACAATAAAAATGGCAAATGTAACTGGAGAAGCGGTAGAAACTGTTTCTGACTAGTTGACTTCTATTTGGAACAACTTTGATGATGGAACAAAATCTCTTGAATCTTATGCGGATATTATTACTGCATTAGGTGTGGCAACAGCTTCAAGTACAGATGAAATTTCTGAAGGTTTGTCAAAATTCTCTGCTGTTGCTAATTAGATTGGATTAAGTTATGATTATGCAACTAGCGCACTAACTACTGTAACTGCAACAACAAGACAAAGTGCCGATGTTGTAGGTACAGCATTTAAAACATTATTTGCAAGAATTCAAGGTCTAAATTTAGGAGAAACTCTTGATGATGGAACAACTTTAAATAAATATTCTGATGCTTTAAATAAAGTTGGTATAAATATTAAAGATGAAAATGGTCAACTTAAAAACATGGATACCATTTTAGATGAAATGGGTTCTAAGTGGTAGGGATTAAGTAAAGACCAATAGATTGCATTAGCTTAGACTGTAGCTGGAGTCCGTTAGTATACACAACTTACTGCATTAATGGACCATTGGGATGATGGATCTGCGGCAAGTTTTAAAAATAACATGAAAGTTATTTAGGATTCTAATGGAGCCTTAGAAGAACAATAGAAAATTTATTCTGAAGGATGGCAAGCTGCTCAAAAAAGAGTAAAAGCTTCTGCTTAGGCAATTTATTCAGATTTAATTAATGATAAATTTTTTATAACTTTATTGGATGATTTAGATGCAATTTTAAATGGTACTGATAGATTTATAAAAGCTCTTGGTGGATTACCTGGATTATTAGCAACGATTGGTACGATAGCAACAAAAGTGTTCCATAATCAAATGGCACAAGGACTTACCAATGCCGCTTATAATATAAAAACAATGTTTCCTAACGGTAAAGCAAAAGCGCAATAGGAAAAAATTGATTTTATTGATTCTGCAGTTAATGCTGTCAGCGCATAGAATAAAGATACTGGTCCTTCTATAGTAGATACTGCTAAAGCAAGTGCTTTAAAAGAAGAACTAACCTTATAGTCAGATTTATTGTCTAATGCAGATAAAATGAGTACATCTGAATTAAAAACAAATTAGATTTTATTAGATAGAGTAAGAATTCTTGGAGACGCAAAAGTTGCAGCTGCTCAATAGCAAGAAAATGCTAAAAAATTAATTGATTAGGCTTCTATGAAAGGTCGCATTGAAATTGCCGAAAATGGTGGAGATTCAGGCGCGTTTACTAAAGCTTCAAAAAAGTTAAAAGATGTTATAAAATTACAAGTTGATACTAAAGATGCAGCTTCAAAACTTGCTTCTCTAGAGCTTTCTGGAGAAGATACTAAAAAGGCTATTGGTTCTATTAAAGATTCACTTTCTGGGTTTAATGATAGTACTATAGAATCATTACTTAAAAATTTTGATAAAACCAATATAAGTGGAGAAGAAGTTGTTGATACTGTAGCGAAGATTTAGGCAAGACTTGATGAATTAAAAGAATCTGCAAGTACAGATATAATTAATTCAAAAGCTTCAGAAGAAACTGCGGGACAACTTGCAGCAGGTTTTTAGGCAGATGCAGAAGCTAGTAGACAAGCAGCTCAAGCAAATGAGAATTATGGAGAAGCTACAGATCAAGTAAAAAATAAAATAGAAAATGCCAAAGGAGCTTAGAAGACTTGGGCTGATACTGTAGTAAATGTTGCTTCTGCTGTCGGTGGAGCCGTTATGGCAATTGAAGCATTAAAAGGTGCTTTTGATACTATATCTGATCCAGATGCTACTGGATGGGAAAAATTCTCTGCTGTTATGTCTGCTATGGCAATAGTAATTCCAACGGTAGTATCTGTAATTTCTGCTTTTACTGGAGTGTAGACCGCTTCGGCTGGAGCGAGTACGGCGGCAGCAGTAGCTGAAGGAGCAGATGCAGTAGCTGCAGGAGCAGTTGGCACTTCTCATGCAGCAGCAGTTGCTCCAATAACTTTATTTGGTGTTGCTTTGCACGCGAGTTTAGGTGTTATAGGATTAATTCTTGCTGGGATTACATTGTTAATTGCTGGTATTACAGCATTAGCAATTGCAATGGCGAATAGCTATAATGCAGATAAAATAGCAGCAAAAAATGCTCAAAAAGCAGCTGAGGATATGACAACCGCAGCAGCAGATGCAAAAACAAATGCTGATAATCTAAGAACTAGTATTGAAAATTATAGAAGTGCGAAAGAAACTCTTGATTCTTGTGTAAAAGGTACACAAGAATGGAGAGACGCTTTAAAAGAGACTAGCGATGCGGCAATTGATGTTTTAAATAATACTAAAGGATTAGATGCGGATACAATTAAAGGTCTTTATGATTCAAAAACAAGAACTTTAAATGAAGACAAATTAGATGAACTTTAGAATCAAGCCGATACATAGGCCAGTAAAGCTTCTTACGGAGCGGCTTTAGCACAAAATCAAGCTTCTTTAGCAAGCGTAAATTCTTCTGGGACAGATCTTTCTCGAGAAATGTCTCTTTATACTGAAGAGAGATCTACTATCGGTGGGGAAACTACTGTAATGACTCAGATGTCTGATGATATTAAAAAAATATTAACAGATAATATGGAGTCTTTAACTGAATCAATGCCAGTTGAAGAATTCGGAGATAAATTAAAATCATTAGGGGTTGAACTTACTGATATTGACACTAACACGTTATCTTCTTGGCAGTCTAAATTATAGGATATGGCATAGACTACAGATGATGCAAATGCTAAATTGTAGTTAATCGCTGATTTAAAAGTTGATGATAAACTTAGTGAAGGAGACTATTCTGATGCTGAAAAGCAATATGCTTCAAAGTAGATGGAAGTTCAATCTAAATAGATTACAGAAGAATGGAAAAATCGTCTTACTGGGAGTGGGATAAATAGAGCTTCCAGTTCAAATAATGAAATTTATAAAGAAGCATTAAAAGCCTTACAAGAAAGTGGATATGATGTTTCTGCATAGACAGATAATGCAGTAAGAGGAACAGATAACAATAGATCTCTTGCATTTTTAGATAGTAGCGGTCAAGAAGTTACTTATAATGCAGATTAGATTGCATCTATGATTGCAGCTTCTAAAGCTATGGATGGAGTAACTGCTAGTGCGAACGCGGCAAAAGCCTCTTTCGATAAAGTCACCAGTGCAGGTGGAGCAGATTTAATTAATGGCGCTTCAACTGGATTTAATGCAGAAGATAATACTTTTGATATGAGTGAATATACAAAGAATTTCACTCAAGAGCAATTAAATACTATTGCAAATGGAATTTCATCAGACGGAACAATCAGTGATGCAGCATTAGCTGTTATGAAATTGACTGCTGATGATATTAAGAATGTAGGATCTGCTTATGGCGATGAAACTGGAGCTGCTATTGCTAATGCAATAAAAGATGGTGCAGTTAATGCTGCAT